AGCGCGCCCGAGGCGCATGTGCTGCGCAGCGTCCGCGCCATCAATCTGCAAGGCGTCGAGGCGGCGATGGCGGACACGTCGCCGCCCGTGTTCGAACGGGTCGATCCGGCGACCCTGCTGGTCGACGACGGCTATCAGCGCAATCTGTCGGAGCGGTCGATCAAGCTGGTCCGGAAAATCTGCGGCGGATGGGACTGGCGACGGTTCAAGCCGCCTGTCTGCGCCCGCACCGACCGGGGGCTGGAAGTGATCGACGGTCAACACACGGCCATCGCCGCCTGCAGCCATCCCGGCGTCACCGAGATTCCGGTGATGGTGGTGGTGGCGGCCTCGCGCAGCGACCGGGCCCAGAGCTTTATCGGCCATAACCGCGACCGGCTGAACATCACGCCGATGCAGATGCATTTCGCGGCGGCGGCGGCCGGCGACGAGGACGCCCTGGACATCGAAGCGGTGTGCGCGCGGGCCGGGGTGCGCCTGCTGAAGGCGACGCCCGGGAACGGCGTGTGGGCGGTCGGCGAAACGGTGGCGGTCAAGGCGTTGGGCGCGCTGATCGCCAGGCGCGGCGTGGTCAAGGCCCGCAAGGTGCTGGAGGTCCTGGTGATGGGTCGGGCGGCGCCGGTGACGACGGGGCAGATTCGCGCCGTCGACTGTCTGCTGCATGACGCCGAATACCGCGACGACATCGACGCCGACGGCGTGGTGAACGCGATGATGAAGCTGGGCGTCATGGCCGAACAGGAGGCCGGCGTTTTCGCCGCCACCCACAAGGTCCCCCAGTGGAAGGCGCTGGCCATCGTACGGCTGGAGGATCGGGTCCTGGAGCTGGAGGAGGCGTTGGGCGTGCTGGTCCTGCCGCCGCTGGAGTGGGGGCTGACCAAGAACGAAGGGCGGCTGCTGGGCGTGCTGCTGGAACGCGAGATCGTGACGAAGGACACGGCCATGGCGGCCCTGTATCGCGACCGGGGCGACCGTGAGCCCGAGGTGAAGATCGTCGACGTCTTCATCTGCAAGGCCCGCAAGAAACTGAAGCCGTTCGGCGTCTCGATCGAGACGCGCTGGGGCGTCGGCTATTCGATGTCCCCTGCGTCCAAGGCGGCCGCGCGGCGGCAGATCGCCGAGGCCGCAGGCCTGGAGGCGGCGGCGTGACGCGTGTCGAGATCATCGGGCCCGCGACGCTGTATCTGGGCGACAGCTACGAAATCTTGCCGACGCTGGGCGACCTGGACGCAGGGGTGTTCGATCCGCCCTACCGCTTCTCGACGTCGGGCGGCGGCCGCTTCCGAAAAAGCCGACCGTCGATGGACCGGATCGCGGCGAAGGGCCTGGACCAGGGATTCGACGACGTCATCGTCAGTCCCGCCCGGTTCCGGTCGGTCGCCGTCTTCTGCCACAACGACCAGTTGGCGGAGCTCCTGCCGCGCATGGCGGCGCGGTATCACCGGGCCGTGGTCTGCTGCTGGCACAAGACCAACCCGCTGCCCGTCGCTAACAAGCACTATCGGCCGGACACGGAATTCTGGATTCACGCCTGGCTCGAAGGCGCGCATCCAATCGGAACGCTGGCGGACAAGGCGCGCTGGATCGCCAGCGAAAGCGGTCGCTTCAGCGGGGTCGCGCATCCCACGGTCAAGCCCGACGTCGTCATGGACAAGGTGCTGGCCACGATCAACGCCGCGTCGATCTGCGACCCGTTCATGGGCAGCGGTTCGACAGGGTTGGCGGCGATCAAGCGTGGACTGCACTTCGTCGGCGTCGAGAAGGACCCTGAGTATTTCGACATCGCCTGCGCCCGCCTGGACCAGGCCGTCCGCCAGTCGGCGTGCGCGTGATGGCGAAATGGCCGTTGAAGATCGCCCCGGGCTGCGAACTGACGCCGTTCAAGGCGGCGGTGCTGCGGCATGTCGCGGACGCCGGCGACGTCGGCCTGTGCGCGGGTCCGGCGACGCCGGGGGGCACATTGGCGGCTCTGTCGCAGTTCGGCCTGGTGGAGGCCTGCGCGCAGCCGGCGAACGACGTGCTGGGCGGCCGCCGCTATCGCCTGACCGTCGCCGGCCGGACCATCGTCCAGACGCTGGGGGCGCGGAAATGACCCGACGCCAACCTCGGCTCTATTGCTCGGACTGGAGCTGCCCGTCGATGTGGGGGTGCGAACGCGCCTGGGCGCGCGCGGAGGAATACTGGGCGTTCGATGTCGCGGACATCGACGAAGGGCGCGTCGCCACGCGCGTTTTCGAGCGGCGCAGGGGCGTCGATTCCTGCGACGACTACGAGCGGGCGACGCCGAAGGACTGGTTGAAAACCGTCTTCACCCCTCAGGGGCGTTCGGTCATCGAGCCGCCGCCGCGCGGCTTCGCCCTCTATGCGATCCGGGGCGGTCGGGCATGAGCGACGACCGCCTTTTCGACCAGGCCCGGGATGCCGTCCGATGCGAGGACGTGGCGGAGCGCCGCGTGAAGCTGCTGAAGATGGGCGGAGCCTGGCGCGGCGTCTGTCCGCTGAAGGACTGCGGGTCCAAGAGCGGACAGGGGCCGTTCAGCGTCTTCGGCGACGGGCGGCGCTGGAAGTGCTGGAGCTGCGATCCGCGCGGCGGCGACGTGATCGACCTGGAGCACCGACTGTTCGGCAAGCCGGACGAGACGATCCGGGACGCGGCGCGGCGCCTGATCGGCGGCGTCTTGCAGGAGGAATCTGACGATGCGCGCGAACGCCGTGCGCACGCTGCCGAGGCGCGCGAGCGCGCGGCCATGGCGGACGCCGCCTGGAAGGCCGCCCTGTTCGCGCGGCTGTGGCGCGAGGGCCAGTCGGCGGCGGGGACGTTGGTGCAGACCTATCTGGAAAGCCGGGGCATCCGGGGGCCGGTGCTGGCGCGGGCGCTGAAAATCCTGCGCTTCCATCCCGCCGCCTATCACAGCGGCGATCCCGAGGCGGGCGTGCGCCTGCCCGCCATGATCAACATCTGCCTGACCGAGCTGGGCCCCACGGGCGGCGGCCATGTCACCTATCTGGCGCCGAACGGGCGCGCGAAGACGCACCGCAAGGGCGCGAAGAAGATGTGGGGCCCGCAGGGGCTGTTCCTTCTGGCGCGCAAGGACGGCGGGTTCGGTCCGCCGCCTCCGCCGCGTCGGGGCGAGCCGGCGGAGGGGTATGTGCTGCGCGGCGGATACTGGCTGAGCGCGCCGGACGCGCCGGGGCCGCTGGCGGTTGCCGAGGGGCAGGAGAACGCACTGAGCCGGGCGATGATGCTGGGCGGAGATCTGCACCTGCCGACGCGGGCGGCAGCGGCCGGGTCGCTGGATGCGCTGCAGGGCGGCGAGCTGAAGGACGCCGAGGGCGTTCTGGTCGATGTCTGGGGCGCGACGGGCGATCCCATGCGCCCGCCCTTCACCTGGCCCGAGGACCCCCGGACCCCATGGGGCGTGGTGGACATCGCCTGCGACAGCGACATGAGCGCGGTCACGGTCCAGGGCCGCAGCGGCAAGAACCGCATCGGCCGCAGCCGGGTGATCGAGGTGCGGCGCGAGGCGGTCGAACGGGCCCGCGTCTGCGGCCGGCTGGCCCAGGCCGCATGGTTCCGAAGGCTGACGCCGTCGCCGGACGACCTGCCGCTGACGCCGTCGATCGTGCGGGCCAGCTGTCCGCCGGCGGGGCTGGATTTCAACGACATGATCAGAGCGGCCGAAGCCGCCGGGGGTAAAGCGTAGTGAGCGACGAACATGTGATGGCCGACGACGGCGCCGACCGGGGGACGACGGCCTGGGTCGACCCCAAGGTCGAGGACTGTCCGGTGATTCCGCTGGGCTTCGTCGGCCGCGACGTGGTGTTCGCCCTGCCCGAGGGCGAAATCCGGCGCGAGCCGGCGGCGCGGATCGGACAGATGCTGCGGACCGACATTTACGCGTCGGTGTCCGGCACGATTTTTCTGAGCTTGTGGCGCGACGAGGAAGGCAAGATTTCGCTGGTCGAGGCCGGCAAGTGGCTGGTGAGGCAGTGCCGGCAGCGCGGCGTCTGGGACGAGGACCGGCCGAGACGCGGCTATGGCGTCTGGCCCGGGGAGAACGGGCCGGTCATCCACGTCGGCGATGCGGTCGGCGAATGGCCGCTGAGACCCGAGGACTGGCGCCCCGTGGCGGAGGCGTTGAGGTCGGACGTATCGGGGCCGCTGTGGCTGTTGAAGCCGAAGTTGGCGCGGCCGATGAAGCCGGCGACGACGAAGGAGGCGGGGGCGCTGCGCGCGACGTTGAACCTGTGGGCGTTCGGGCCGCTGGACCCCCGCGCCCCCGACGGTTTGAGCCAGGCGGACGCCTTGTTCGGCTGGCTGGCGGTGCAGCTGTTGGGGGCGTGGCCCCGGTTCAGGCCCGTGGTCGCCCTGAGCGGCGGCGCCGGGACCGGAAAGACGACGTTGTCGCGCCTGATGCAGCAGGCGGGCAGCGCCAACGCCGGCGACCTGTTGGACACCTTCACGGACGCGGGCCTGAAAAACACCCTGTCGGCCGAGGCGCGCGGCCTGTTCCTGGACGAGGCCGAGCCCAGTTCGGACGGTCAGCCCGGCCCGGTCGAACGTGTGCTGGAAGTCCTGCGCCGAATGGCGACCGGGGAGGGCAGTTCCGGGCGCAAAGGGACCATCGGCGGCGGCGCCGTCGCCACCTCGGCGGTCGGCTGCGCCTATCTGGCCAGCATTTTCCCCGTGCCCCTCGGCGACGCCATGGCCACGCGAACGCTGGAAATCCGGCTCGGTCGGCTCGATCCGAGCAAGGGGACGACGGACGACGACCTGGAGGCCGCCATCGAGGCGGCGCGCGCCTTGTCGCCGGCCCTGCTGGCCAGGGCCTTGAGAGAGGCGAAGCGCTTTCGCGCCGACGTCGCGGCGGTCAAGGCCGCCCTGGTCGAGAACAAGCAGGCGCACCGGGCCGCCGACCTGATCGCCACGCTTGCGGCCGGACGTCGGCTGCTGCTGTTCGACAAGGCCCTGACGGCGGAGGAGGCGAAGACGGAGGCGGCGGCCTGGCTGGGCCTGGCCCAGGTCAGGGCCGAGCGATCATCGGCGCAGAACCCGGGGCAAGGGTGCCTGCAGCATATCTGGGCGCTGAACTCGGGCCACCTGGGGCACGACCGCGCGCTGACGTTGGGCGAGCTGATCGAGGAGCAGCTGGACAGTCCGGGCGGCCGCGCCGAGAAGGTGCTGAAGGCCTGGGGGTTGATGATCGAGAACGGGCACCAGGGGGCCGACCGCGTCGGTCCCTGGCTGCTGGTGGCGAACAACCATCCCAATCTCGAGCGCGCGCTGCATGGCGGGCAATACGCCAACTGGCGCGGGGTGCTGGAACATCTGGCGGACCTGGGGCCGTCGTTCGCGCCCCGGCCCGGCGACGGGCCCAAGCGTTTCGGCATGCACCAGAGCCGGGTGCTGTGCGTCCCCCTCACCCCCTGGCTGTCGAAGCCTGTCGCCGTGGGTGCGGACCCCCGAACGCCCACCGCGTTCGACCCGCCCGTCTGGGGCCGTGCGTCCGATCCGTACCATGACCCGTCCCGCGCGCCGTCCCACGGTGAAAGCCATGAATGACGGGGCTTACAGGCGTCGCTGGGACGCTGGGACGGATGGGACGCGAAGGCGTCTCCGTGCGGGTGCGAGCGCAGGCGAGCGCATGACGCCACAGGTGCGTCCCATGCGTCGCGCGCGTCCCATGACTGTTTTTTATGTGAACTTCCAAGAAGATAAATGGGACGCCCCAATGATACGGCTTGGGACGGCCCGCCTAGCATCGAAAGGGCTGCCCCAGTGACCGCGTCCGCCGTTCAATCCGCCGCTACAGGCAAGGCCTGGTATGTCGTCGTCACGCACGTCCATCAGGAACGGCACGCGCGCTATCAGCTCGAACAGCAGGGGTTCAGCGTCTACCTGCCGATGGTGCCGCCCCCTGCACGGGCCCGCAACGGCTCGGCGCCGTCGCCTCGGCCGATGATCCCGCGCTACCTGTTCATCGAGATGGACTTGAACCAGGATCGGTGGCGGGCCGTGTTCTCGACGATGGGCGTGACCGAGGTGATCATGCGCGGGACCGGCGCCGCCGCGCGGCCCTGTCCGATCCCCGGCCGGTTCATCAGCGAAACGAAGGCGCGGGAAGTGAACGGCCTGGTCGTGTTGCGGCGGCCCCGCAACGACAACGCCTCGGCCGGATCGGCGCGCTCGCGGTTCCGGCGCGGCGACAAGTTGAGGGTCGCCGGGGCCACGGCCGACTACGACGTCATCTTCGACGAAATGGTTGACGGCGACCGGGCGGCGGTCATATTCACGCTGCTAGGGCGTGATTCGCGCCAGATCATTGCACTGCCGTCAGAGGACTGACGCGCAGTGCGGTAGCCATCCAGCCCAACCCAGTTTCGATCACCCGCCCAGGCATCGCGCCGGGCGGGTTTTTCGTTGGAAATCAATCCTTTGCACTGACGCTGATGCGCGCGGGTCCTTCCCCCCGACCCTGCGCGTATACGGTGGGCCGAGGCATGTTCGTTCCCTAGTGAGCGATGTTGCGAGCGGTGCAACAGGCGTTGCGGGCGCAACGGGGAGCGCAACGGCATGACCCCAGCTTTCAAACTCGAGACGCCCGCCGCTGCGCGTTGGGTGAGCGTCAGCGACGCTGCCCGCCTCGAGGGCGAGGCGGGAAGGGCGGTGAACAAATCGTCGATCTCGCGCTTCATAGACCGCAACCCTGATGTCCCGGTTCGACGCGACGCCCGCAATCGCGTAATCGAGGTCGACTACCAGTTTCTGTCAGCCGCCCGGGCGGCGTCGCTGTCGGTCCAGGACAGCCGCGAAGCCCCGGCGGCCGGCACGGTCGCAAAAGCGTCGGTCCAGCCGATCAACTCGCGGAAGCGCGACCTCGAAGTCGAAAAGCTCGAGCTTGATCTCGCTGAACGCAAAGGCGAGCTGCTGTCGCGCGCGGCCCAGACCATGGCGATAGAGGCCATCGGCGTGTCGTTTCTCCAAGGGCTGGAACGCCGCCGGCGCGCACTTGCGACAAAGCTTGTCGGCATCACGGAACAGCGCCCCATGGAACTGGCGCTCAAGGCGGCCGACACGGCCCTGCTGAACCAGCTGGTGATCGACCTGCGCAAGGTCGCCGGCGGCCTCGAGGCCGAGGACCAGGCGGCGGCATAGTGGCGCTGTTCAGCGGAAGGGAGATCGCGCGCCAGGCGGCGGCGCTTCTGCTCGGCCTGGCGACGGCGATCACGCCGCCGCCGGATCAGCAGATCAGCGCCTGGGCCGAGGGCCGCATCAACATCCCGGGTGAGACCGGAACGACCAGGGCCGGCGAAATGTCCTGGGATGGGTTCGAACTGCTCATCGAGCCGCTGGACCGGCTGCACCCCGACGATCCGGCGCGCACCGTGACCTTCGTCGGATCGGCCCAGATCGCGAAGACGACCATCGGCGTCATCGCCACCCTCTATTATTCGACGGCGCTGTCGCGGCCCTGGTGCGTGGCGCTTCCGACCGGCGACGAGGCGCTGAAATACAACCGCACCAAGTGGCAGCCGCTGGTCGACGCCACGCCGGAAATCCGCCGGAAAATCCGGGCCGTCACCTCGCGCGACGAACAGGGCTCGACCACGACCTACAAGCGGTTCGCCGGCGGCTATGGCCAGTTCGTCGGAACCGAGACCGCCAAGCCGCTGCAGATGGTCACGTTCTGCCTGGTGGTGAAGGAAGAGACGCCGAACTGGAAGGTCTCGGTCGGCGAGCGCGGCAATCCTCACAAGCAGTTGCTCATGCGCCAGCTGCAGTGGGAACTCGCGGGCGCGAAGACCTTCCACAACTCGACGCCCGGCAAGATCAGGCGCGACGAGGAGAACGAAGGCAAGCTGACGGGGTGCCCCGTCACGATGGATTTCCTGGCGGGCGACCAGCGCCGCGCCTACCTGCCTTGCCCCCACTGCGCCCACTTGCCGGGCGGCGTCCTGCTGCGCCTGGATCGCGAAGCCATGATGGGGCTGGGCGAGGGGGAGACGCCGCATTTCACCTGCCCAGGGTGCGGCGGCGAGATCGACCACAGCCACAAGGCGGACATGGTCGCCGCCTGTCACCCCTACCGCGATGCGCACGGCGTGCGCGGCGGCTGGCTTGCGACCTATCCCTCCGATGACCCGAACAACCCGGCCCCGGGCCCATGGGTTTACGCCGCCGAGTTCGGCGACTGGCGCGCCCGGCCGCTGGAAGGCCGCCAGCCCAGCTATCACGCCTGGCAGATCATATCGAACGCGGTCGACTGGGCTTACATCGCCAAGGAAATCCGCGACGCCGAGGACGGCTCCGAAGAAGACAAGATCGCGCTGTATCAGCAGATTTACGGCGAAGCCTATGAAGTCACCATCCAGCAGACGGACATCTCCAAGCTGCTGGATCGTCGGGACAGCAGCTTCAAGAAGGGCGTCGTTCCCTCGGGATATGAAATCGTCACCATCGCCGTCGACCTGAACGGCGACTGGGCTCAGTGGACGGCCTATGCCTGGGGCGCTGGCGCGGAGCATGTGCCGATCGACAGGGGGCGCATAGACGGCAGCCCTGGCGATCCGAAAATCTGGGCCGAGATCGCCACGCTGGAGCGGCGGGTCTGGCCTCACGAGGACGGCGGTTTCGTCACGACGGAGGTGACGGGGGTCGATTCCGGTTACGGCACCTATCACGTCTACGCCTATTGCTCGACGCACGGCCGTTCGAAGGCGCTGGACGGCGCGGATGGCTGGGGTCGGATGCCGCTGCGCCGCTCTCAGCAGCGGCAGAAGCTGCAGGGCGACGACGGCACCATCGTGTCGTGCCGCACCTGGCGGGTCGGGACCTGGGACCTCAAGCGCGCCCTCCTGAACGAGGCGATCCCGATGAGCCTAGAGGGCGACAAGGGCGTCCGGGCCGAGCGCCGGCCGCACTGGCCCATGTGGGTCGAGAAGGACTTCTTCGAGGAATTGACGGCCGAGGCGCTGGTCACTGTGCAGGACGCGCGGACCGGCGTGGTGAAGGACGAAGCCTGGGTCCGAATCCGCCGCCGGAACGAGGAGATGGACCTCTGGGTCTATAACCGCGCGCTCGCCGCCTCGATCGGCGTGGGCGTCCCGGGCGCCGAACCCGACTGGCTGGAACTGGCGCGCCGCCGCGAGGCCGCCCAGGCGGGCCTCGAGGCGATCTGGGATCGCCCGACATCAACGCTCGCCACGCCGGACCCGGCGAATGGCGGCAAGAACAAGTGGGACTTCTAATGGCGCTGACGGCTGACGAGGCGATTCTGTTGACGAAGTTCAGGGCGGCCTGGGCCGCGCTGATCAGCGGCGAGATGGTGGCCAAGGTCAGCAGCGCCGGCCGCAATGTCGAATATACGAAGGCCGATATCGGCAAGCTCGAGCAGGCCATCGCCGATCTCGAGACGAAGTCCCTCCTGCCCGCCGGCGTCACGACGCGCCGCCGTGGCGCGCTGTCGTTCAGCCTCTAGCCTTTTCGCGCCCGATCTTCACAGCGGCCCGCCCCGGGTTCGGGGCCGCCCTGGCGGACCTGCGAGCCATCGTCAACACCGGCGGGCGCGAGCGGCGAAAGCCGTCCGATGGTCCGGTGAAGGCCGTCACACCCGGACATTTTCATCCACGGAGAACCCTCATGCCCCGTCAGTCCAAGCCCGCCTCCGCGCCGCCCCCCGCCGACACGGCGTCGTCCGACGCCGTCCTTCCGTTGACGGATGTTCCGGCGGTCGCCGCGCTGATCTCCCTGTTCCAGGCGCTCGTCGCCGTCGCCCGCTTTCCCAGCTCGCCCATGCCGATGGCGCTGATCGACCAACTGACGTCGGCGCAGGAGGGTTTCGTCGCCGCCCTGTCCGAACCCTTCCTGACGCCGCTGTCCGGGTCGGTCGACGGCCTTGACGTCCAGGCCGACGCCTATGACGACAAATGGATTCGCGACGCCTTCTCCGACCTGCAGATCTCGTTGAAGGAGCGGTTCGGCGGCCTGGACGCATCGCTCTCCGCCGCCGTTGGCCAGATCAACGAGCGTCTGACCAGATTCGACGGCCTCGCCGATCGGGTCGCGGCGATCGAAGCCGTCGCCGGCCCGGCCGACAAGAAGGCCTAAGCCCTCGCGATGCGTGCGCCCCTCGCCCCCACCGGATTGGTCGCCCCTGACGGACGCTCGATCTCGCGCTTCGAGGTCGCCCGGGCGCGCGCCAGCGCCTCCGTCGCGACCACGGCGCCGGCGCTGTCCGGGGGCTTCCCGCTGGCCTACGAGGGCGCGGGCTCGGGCGGCACCTATTTTTCGGAATGGCCCGCCGCGCTCCGGTCGGCCGACCGCGACGTTCTGCCGGTGCGCGGGGCGCTCACAGCCCGCATCCGCGAGCGCATCCGCAACGATCCGGTCGCCGCCTCCTCGGTGTCGCGGCGCGTCAACGCCGTCGGCGGCAAGGGTTGGCAGATCAAGTTCCGGCCGAACGCCCGGGCCCTGGGCATCAGCCTCGACGCGGCGCGCCAGCTGGGCGCCGACCTGACGACCGAATTCAAACTCTACGCCTATGGCCACGCCTTCCAGTCGGACGCCGAACGCAAGCTGTCGTTCGGACAGCAGCTTCGTCTGGCGATCCGTCACCTGGCGGGGGCCGACGGCGAGGCGCTGGGCCTGGCGGAATGGGCGGACGACGAACAGACCCGCTATCGCACCCGTCTGCGGCTGGTCGACCCGGACCGCCTCTGCAATCCAAACGGGCGGCCGGATCGGGACCAACTGCGCGGCGGCGTCGAGACCAACACGGCCGGCGTTCCGGTTCGTTACTGGATACGCGAGCGCCATCCGACCGATTTCGCGGGTCCGGGACAGTTCAACTGGACAGGCTTCGAGCGATGGACCGAGTGGGGCCGTCCGCAGGTTTTCCACGTCTTCGAGCCGCAACGGGCGGGTCAGACCCGTGGCGTCAGCCGCTTCGCCTCGGTGCTGAAGAGTTTCCGGGCCCTGTCGAAATTTACGGACGCCACGTTGGAAAGCGCCACGATCAACGCCCTGATCGTCGCCTTCATGAAGTCGAACGCAGGACCCGAGGCCGTCAGCGAAAGCTTCGAGGCCGGAGAGATGAAGAAGCTCGAGGCCTGGCGTCAGGACCACTACGAGAAAAACCCGATCAGCCTGGCGAACGGCGCGCGGGTTCCGGTCCTGCCCTATGGCGACGAACTGAAGCTGCAGACCGCCGCCAAGGACGTCGGCAGTTTCGACGCCTTCACCCGCTCGATCCTTCGTCTGATCTCGGCCGCCCTGGACCAGACCTATGAAGAGCTGACGATGGACTTCTCCCAGGTCAACTACTCCTCGGCGCGCGCCGCCATGGTCCATGCCTGGTCGGACACCCAGGCCACGATGGGGTTGCTGGAGGACCAACTGGTCCGCCCGTTCGCGGTGGCGTTCGCCGAAGAGGCCTTCGATCGGGGGTATGTTCAGATCCCGGACGGCGCGCCCGATTTCTACGACGCGATCGACGCCTATTGCCAAATCCACTGCATCGGCCCGGGCCGGGGCTATATCGACCCCACCAAGGAGATCGACGCCGCCGCCGCCCGCGTCGAGGCCGGTCAATCGACCCTGGAAGACGAGTGCAACGACCAGGGCCGGGACTGGGAAGAGGTCATGGAGCAGCGCGCCCGCGAGCTGGCCAAGGCCGAAGAGCTGGGACTGACCGCGCATGGCGGCGACGCCCTGATCCGCGTCGCGGACCGCGCCCGCGATCCCGCCCATGACGCCGCGCTGGACGCCCGCGCGGCCTGATCCGAGGACCCCATGACCGACATCGCCCTTCTGGCGGCCCGTTATGCGAGCCGCCCGCTCCTGATGACGCCCTCAGCGGCCGAGCAGTTGGCGCACAGGATTCGCGGCCTGGACGCCCGGGCCTTCGAACGGCCCTCCCGCATCGGCGCCATCCTGCGGCGGGTCGGCCTGGCCAACGGCGGAAAGGCCGACGTCGGCCTGGACAGGCGCACGCCGTTCGCGATGGAGGACGACGACGGTGTCGACGCCGTCCCGCTCGAGGAGAGGCTGGCCTATTCGCCCCGCTGGCTGGGCGACGTCGAGGACACCGGGTTCTGCTGGTCTCTGAAGGACGGGATCGCGCTGATCTGCTGCGACACCGTCCTGGTCGAGCGCGGCGCCGAGTTCTGCGGCGAAGTCTGGCACGGCTACGACACCCTGCTGCTGGCGCTGCGCGAGGCGATGGCGGACGCTCGCGTCAAGGGCGTCTTCCTGGTGTTGGACACGCCCGGCGGCGTCGCCGGCAGCGGCCTGCCCGAACTGGCGGCCTATATGCGCGGCGCCCGAGAGGCGGCCGGCGGCAAACCGATCTGGGTCTACGCCCGCATGGCCTGCTCTGCCGGCTACTGGATACTGGCCTCGGGCGATCACGCCCTGGCGGGTCAGTTCGCCATCGTCGGATCGTGCGGCGCGGTCGTCGGACACGAGAACCACGCCGGCGCCCTGGACAAGGCCGGCGTCGAAATCACGACGATCGAGTTCCCGGAAGGCGCGCTGAAGACCGAAGGCGCGCGCTGGAAGGCGCTCAGCGAGGCCGGCCGCGCCGCCTGGCAGTCCGACATCAACGAGTTGGGGCAGACCTTCTTCGCCGACCTTCAGGCCGGCCGTCCCCAGTTGACGCAGGACAAGCTGCTGGCCCTGCGCGCCGACGCCTTCATGGCGCAGCACGCCGACCCGGAACGGTCGGGCCTGGCCCTGGGCCTGGTCGACGGCATCGCGACCGAGGAGGAGGCCTTCCGCCAGCTGGTCGCCCACGTTTCCGCCCCTGCGGATCAGACCGAACCCGCCGCCGCGTCAGGGGCGCGTGCGGCATCCCCAGCAAAGGAGGCCGTCATGGCCCAGCCCATCCGCAAGCCCGCTGCGGCCGCCCAGGTCGCCCAGGCTGAGAAGGCCCTCGCCGTCGCCAAGGCCAATCTGGCCAAGGCCAGGGCGACCGCACAGGCCGCCGTCGCCGACGAGGACGACGACGACGTGAACGACAAGGCGCCCGCCACCGAGGCCGACGACGAGGAAGACAAGGAATCGGACGAGGACGACGAGGACGACGAGGCTAAGGAGAAGCCCTCCTCGGCCGTCGCCATCGCCACCTCGCCCGAGGCGAAGGCCCACCCCGGCCTGGCGAACGCCGCCATCGCCTCGGGTCAATCGCTGGCCCAGTTCAAGGCGACGGTCGCCGCGCTGGGCGGAACCCAGTCGCGCGGCCGCCTCGACGCCGCCATGGCCGGGTCGCGGCGCCTGAGCCCTGACGCCGCCAAGGTCCAGACGGGCGCCAGCGGCGCGATCCGGGCGCGGATCGAACGGAACAAGGCCTCAAGGGGCTGACGCCGCCGTCATCCAGCCGGCCGGAGCTGGGCGCGATCCGGTCTTTTCCAGACCCCTGACATAGGAGGCCGTCATGAAGGCCTATTCTTTCGAGACCGGGCTGCCCGGCCTCAGCGACTTCATCCATTCGGAGTACGATCCGACCTATACGACCGACAAACGCCTGCTGCTCGCCGGCGCGGGCGGCGCGGTTCGCGCCATCGCCGCCTTCGCCCTGGTGGCCAGCGTGCCGACCGGCGCGGCGACCCTTACCCCGGGCGCCGTCGTCGGCACGGGCAACGGGGCGATTTCGGCCCTGTCGGCCGACGCCGGAGCCCAGGCCGGCGTCTACCAGGTGATCTTCATCGCATCGGCCGCAAACGCCGGGACCTTTCAGGTCATCCGTCCGGATGGAACGATCGACGGCACGGGCAATGTCGGCGTCGCCTACAACGGCATGATCAACTTCACCCAGGCGGACGGCGGGACGGACTTCGTCGCCGGCGACCGGCGCGAGATCGCCGTCGCCTATCCGCCCGGGACGACGAAGGACGTGCCGTGGTCGCCGACCGGCGCCGACGGCAGCCAGATCATCAGCGGGGCCAATCTGTTCGCGGCGGAGGCCCCGGTCGGTCAGGACGTGGAGATCACGGTCCTGGCGCGCGGCCCGGTCGTGGTCCGCCGCGAAGCCATCGCCTGGCCCGCCGGCGTGACCGAGGCCCAGAAGACCGCCGCCTACGCGCGGCTCGCGGAACTGGGCATCCAGTGCCGCGTGTCCGGCTGACGGACAACGCCTGACGGCCGCTCTCGGGGGGCCTTCTTTCTTCACACCGCCTTGAAAAGGAGGGCTCCCAGATGGACCCCGAAGACCTGCCCAGCAACGCCGCCTTGCTGCCTTTCACCGCCGCCGAACACAGCGGTCTCATCAGCTCCATTCCCGACACCTTCGGTCAGCTGAACGCCGAACCGGACCTGTTCGTCGAGGACGGCCTGGATACGCCTTACGTCCGGATCGACATCGAGGACGGCGTGATCACCGCCCTGCCGGTCACGGACGGCGGTCGGCCCTCGACCATCGCCAAACATGGCCAGGGCCGGGGCGTCATCTTCGAAATTCCGAACGTCAGCCACGAGGACTCGGTTCTGGCGGCGGACCTGCGGAAGTGGAACGCCTACGCCCGCCGCACGCGGACGCCTGAAGAGGCGCTGCTGAACAAGGTCGAGCTGCGCCACAAACGCAATCGCCTGAAGTTCGACATCACCCGCGAGGTGATGAAGATGTCGGCCCTGAAGGGCCAGATCCGCGATGGCGCCAACACCCTTCTCTACGACCTCTACAAGCTGTTCGACGTCGAGAAGCGGGTCGTCTATCTCGACCTGGCGGACCCGGCGTTCAGCGTCCCGGAGGCCTTCGAGCAACTGATCTCCGGCACCGAGGACAACCTGGTCAACGACACGATGACGGGCCTGGAGGTGCGGATCGCGCCGGAGTTCTACACCAAGATCATCCGGCATCCGTCGCTGGAGAGGTTCTTCGCGAACACGCCGGCGATGCTGCAGCTGCTGAACATCCAGCGCGAGAAGTCGGCGAACAGCTTCCGCCGCGTGATCGAGATCAACGGCGTGGTGGTCCGCGAGTATCGCGCCAAGGTGAAGCTGTGGGGCGCGCAGGGCACCACGCGCCTGCTGAATGCGACGGAGGGGGTGTCCTATCCGACGGGGACGCTGGAATCGCACGTCACCTATGTCGCCCCGCCGCTGGACATCCGCGAGCTGGACGAAAGCGCGGCCGGCACCGACGACCTCATCCACATGACGGAGGAGGTGATGAAGCACGGCGCGGGTCTGGAATGGAAATACCAGATGAACGCCCTGCCGATCTGGCAGAAGCCCGCCCTGCTGACCCAGCTGGTCGACGGCGAACAGCCCTGATCGACCGATCGGCCGGGAGGTCCCCATGCGAAACTTCGGCGACCTCCTGGCCGGCCTCGATCGCGCGACCGAGGACCATCTGTGCGACGACGCGCTCTACCTGGTGGACGGCGCGCCGCCGGTTCCGGTGCGGGTCCAGCTGGAGCATCCCGTCCGGGTCGACGCCTTGCAGTCGATGAGCTTCACCCGGTCACGGCCGACGATGCGCGTCGCCCGCGCCGCCGCGCCCGCCGTTCGCGAGGACGACCGCTTCCAGATAGTTCTGGCGGGGGACGTTCCGGGCGACGTCTGGCAGGTCGCCGAAGCGCCCACGGCCGAAGGCGACGGGCGCTGGTGGGTGTTCGAGGTCATGCCCGGGTGACGACGCTCACGCAGTTGAAGGCCGCCCTGCTGGGCGACTTCGACAAGGAAACCGACGTCGCCCTGCACCGGGTCGAAGGCGCCCTTCAGTCCGCCCTGTTCGACTACGCCGGCGATACCCAGGCGAAGTGGCGTCAGGACGTCGCCCAGTCCGGCCTTCGCAATGCGGGCCGGCTGACGAAGACGATCCGGCTGCGAAAATATGTGAACAAGGGTCTCAACCCCGCCGCCCAGGTCTATTCGACCTTTCCGATCCTTCAGCGCGCGTTCGAACAGGCGACCACGGTGCGGTCTCCGAACGGGCACTTCCTGCTGATCCCGAACCCCGAGGTCTGGCCCGGCGGTCGCGTGCCTCGGCCGGGGGGGCGCAGCGGACTGCGCAACAACACCCTGGCCATAGCCGAGGCGCGGTTCGGCAAGCTTCGGCTGGTCTATCGCCAGGGCCGTCCATCGTTGCTGGTCGCGGAAGCCCGCGCCAGCAACACCCGTGTCGGCGCATTCAGAAAGGCCAGCGCGACGGCCCTGAGGACAGGCCGTGGCCTGACCACCATCGTCGTCTTCTTCCTGGTCAAGGAGGCGCGGCTGCCCCGCATGCTGCGCGGCGCCGTCATCCGCGAGCGCGCCCAGCGCAACGCTTCCGCCGCCATAGACCGGCTGTTCGTCCGATATTTCGAACAGCCGGGCGGCCCGATCCTGCTGACAGGACCTCGCGATGATTGAACCCGCCTATCAGGCCCTGGCCTCCAGCCTTCGCACGGCGTTGCTGGCGACCGACTTCATCGACAGCCCGGACGACCTGAAGGTCGATCCTTCCGCGACCTTTTCCCCGTCCGGCGACGAAAGGGTTCTGGTTACGGCCGCCGCCCTGATGAAGGTCCGGACGGCGTCCGTCCGCCAGCTTCTGGGCGGGCCTCGGCCCCGCCATGTCGTCGAACGGCTTTGTCAGCTGGAGCTGGCGGCCGCCGGGCCCGACCGTCTTCGCCGGGCGTTCCGCATCGACGACGTGCTGGAAGCGCTGTCGGCCATCCCCAACGCGGACCCGACCCTGGGCGGCGCCGCCGAACGGCTGGTCCTGGGTGAACAGACCGATGACGACCTGCCGCCGAACGGCGTCAGTTTCCTTGTGACCTTCACCATCCGCGTGCGCTCCAGCGACGCGCTGGGCCGCACCCCCTGACCCCGGAGACCGCCATGACCACGGACACCGAAACCGATCCGCCCACCTCGAAACCCGGCCCGCCGCCAAGGCTGGTCTGGATCGTCACCCGGACCGAGGGGCTGCACCAGGTCGCCTCCAGCGCCGTGGACGCCGCCATCTCCAACGACAAGGGCCGCCGCGCGACCGCGCGGGACCTGGCCATCGCCGGCGTCGACAACGCCGCCTCTTCCCCCCATCAGGAGGATTGACCCATGCCCGCTGACATCTGGTACGGCGGCGATTGCGAAGCTCGCATCGGCCGCCGCGCGAACTTGGAGACGGCGCCGACTACCTGGCAGAATATCGAGTTCCTGACCGCCACGATCAACCCGGCGCAGGAATGGCGCGAGCGGACGAAGCTGGGCAATCCGGGCATCCGCAAGAACGTCCTGGACCCGACGCGCCCGCGCAAGGGCTTCTTCCGATTGACCGCTGAGCTGGTGGTCGACGCCGACACGCGTCAGCTGCCGCTGCTGCTGATCGCCGCCATGGGGCCGCCGGCCGCGCCGGCGCCCAACGACGACCTGTACGATCACCTGTTCGAAAGCGGATCGAAGGCCGAACGGTATTTCGACCTGGCCATCCGCGTCGGCGCGAACGACGTGCGCGTCTACGAAGGCCTGACGCTGTCGCAACTGTCGACCCAGTTCACCGGCGAGAACACCCAGGACTTCAACCTGAACCTCAGCCTGGCGGGGCTGCGCCGCAAGAAGCTGGCGGACTTCCCGGCCGGGACGTTGACGCCCGTGCCGACCGAGGCGCCGATCCTGCGCGCCCTGTTCGAGGTCGACGACGTCGCCGCCGGCAACATGCTGGGCGGGTCCTTCAGCTTCACCCGCCAGCTGCAGGAAGGCATATTCCTCAGCGCGACGCCGACGGTGTCCAGCCTGCGTCCCAACGGCGCGCAGCATGCGGGATCGGCGAATTTCCGCGCGGTCGGCGGCGTGTTCGACCAGATGGAGGAGGAGGAGGAGACCTTCGCCGCCGCCTTCCGTCTGCTGGGCGTCCGGACCGGCCATGCGATCCTGCTTCGCCATCCGCAGGCCCTGCTGGCGCCCAGTCCGATCCCGATCAGCGGCCCGGGCCAGATCGAGCGGTCGATCAGCTGGTCGCCGTATCAGACGGCCGCCGCCGCCGCCGCCCAGATCGTCGTCACGAACGACGTGGCGGCCTACGCATGACGGTCCGGGTCTCGCTGAAGACGGGTCCGGTGACGAAGGCGTTGCGCGCGCCTTACGCCGCCCTGACGATCACGGCCCGGCGTCTGCGCAGTCCGGAATGGGACAGCGCCCGCGACGCCGCCCAGGCGATCCTGCGCGACGATGCGGCGCTGCTGAACCTGCTGGTCAAGCACGACCTGTTGCCGCCGGGCGGCGTGCGCGGGTGGAAGCGGCTGAAGGACGCCGATCCGGCCGGCTACGCGCGATTCCTGACCGGGATCGGCCTGTGGCTGACGGCCGTGGAATGCGCCCTGGTCGGGCTGTCGGCGTGGTCGGGCGTAGCGGGCGAAGACGGCGCGGACGCCCCGATCACGCGCGAGGTGCTGGAGGTCCTGCTGCTGGACGGGGCGTTGAGCGACCAGATCATGGCGATCCTGACGGAGGCGGCGCGGCTGTTGGTGGTCGAGGGGGAGCCCTTCGGGGTCTAGCCGAGTGGCTCTTCGGAGCCCGCAAGGACGGCGTCGACCCCGACCACTGCCTCAACTGCCGCAAGCTGGACGCCCCCTGCAGCCGGGGTGTGGCGGTGAACGGCCGTCTGTGCCCGCGCGTCGAGCACGCCTGCGGCACGGACGAAGGCGCGCGGGTGTGGGACGCGGTGCAGAGGGCCGGCGCCTGGTCCGGGGGCGGCATGACGCCGCGCCGGATCGACCGTCAGGCGGTCCGCGCCCGTCTGGACCCCATGCCGGCCTGGATCATCGAAGCCCTGCTGGACGCCTTCGAGCCGGCGGCGCTGAACGCCGCCGTGGTCGGAGACAAGCGCCGTCGGGCCAACGACCGCCGTGCGAACGGCGTGCGCGAAGACAAGGACGACAAAGATGACTGACGCAACGGCAGGCCGCCAAGGCGGCGTCGGCATTCGCCTGTTCATTCAGGGTTCGGAGGTCGTCAAACGCGGCTTCCGCGAGATCGGCGACAGCGGCAAGAAGATGTGGGCCGAGATCGCCCTGGGCGAACGGTCGGCGAACCCGGCCATTCGGGCGCTGTCGCTGGGCGCCAACGAGGTGAAACAGGGTTTCGAAGGACTGGCGGCGCGGGCCGGCTCTCTCGGCACATCGCTGAGCGCGTTCGGTTTCGCGGGTCTTGCGGCGGCCGCCGCGCTCGGCGCGCTCGCCGTCGCCACTCAAGGCGCGTTCGATGCGATGAAGAGCGCCGCTGATCTCACCGACGCGGCGGATCGGATCGGGGTCGGCGTCGAAGCCTTGCAGGAATGGCGCTACGTCGCCGACGAAGCGGGGGTGGAGACCGCCACGCTGGAAGGCGTGATGGAGAAGCTGAACGGAACCCTTGGCAAGTTCAAGATGGGGCTCGGCGACGCCAAGCTGAAGCCGGCGTTCGAGGAACTGGGCATCACGAAGGACCAGCTGGCGAACGTCCAGACCGCCGACCAGCTGTTGCTGCTGCTGGCGGACACCTTGGGACAGGTCCAGGACCGCGCCAAACAGGTCGCCCTGGCGCGGACGCTGGGGGTCGAGGAAGCGCTGCCGGTCATCCGGCTAGGACGCCAGGAGCTGGAGCGCCTGACGGGCGCGGCGCACGACCTCGGCCTGGTTCTCGACCAGGAAACGGTCAAGAGCCTGGACGAAGCCGACCGCAAGATGGAACTGGCGGGGCAGCAGATCAAAGCCCTGACCACGTCCGCCGTGGAACCTCTGGCCACGGCCCTGGCGAACGCGGGCGCCTGGGTGGCGAACTGGTCGAACGAGATGGATCGGGTCAGGGACAAGGGCCCGGGCTGGGTCGAAATGCTGAGGCGAATAGCCTCGGCCCTGCCTGGCGGCGTGGGTTTTCAGTCCGCCTGGGACGCTGGGGTGGCGCGCGCTCGCCGCGACCAGTCGGGAATCGACCCGGGGCGAGCGGGTGTTGACGTCGATGATCCAGCCCTTCGGTGGCAGCAGGCCGCGGTCGCAGGGTCGCAGGCGAACGCCTTCGACCTGAAGGGTCACACCGCCAAGGGCGGCGGCTCGTCCTCGGCCGCCGCCAGGGCGCAACAGGCCGAACGCGAGGCCGAGCAGCGCCGCCAGCGCGAGGAACGCGCGACGCAGCAGATCGAACGCGCCGCCGACGATCTGGCTCGGACCTACGGTCGGGGCAATCTGTCGATCGACGACAAAGCCGCTTACGAGGTGGTGGAACTAGAGGTCGAGCGCGCCGCTCGCCTGCGCGAGATCGCCCGAGCCGAAGAGGAATACATACGGTCGAAGGGCCTGCGCGGCCTGACCGAGGCCGAGGCGGAACAACTTCGCGCCAGCCAGGACGAACTGACCGAAAAGAAGAAGGCCATCGTCGAGTGGGCGCGCCGCCGAGACCTGGCAGCCCGCCGATTGAAGGACGAGGAGGACGCAGCCCAGGCAGCGGTCGAGTTGCTCGACATCGACGCCCAGATGGCGCGGACCCATTCCGAACGCTTCCGGATCGAACGCGAAATCCTGTTGGCCACGATCGAGATCGCCCGGAAACGGAAGAAGGCGGCGCTGGAGAACGATCCGGAGCTGAGCGACGATCAGCGCGCCGACCTCCTGGCGTCGTTCAACCGCAACGCCAACGCCCAGGTCGAATTGTTCGACCATCAGGAGACGGAGCGCCTGCGGGCGCAGTTCAAATCCTATGGCCGCGAGGTCGCCGACGCGATCCGCGAAGGCCGGATCGGCGAATACATCGCCAACGAACTGAAGGACCGCCTGCTGGACGGCGCCCTGGACCAGCTGTTCAACCTGTTCAGCATGAACCGAGGCGACGGCGCCGGCGGGGCGAGCGGCGCAGGCAGTTGGCTGTCGTCCGCCTTCAGTGTCGTCCAGAGCGCCTTCCAGCGCGGCCCGGGCCGGGCCGGCGGCGGCGATGTTCGCAGCGGCTTCCGCTATCCGATCGTCGAGCATGGCAAGCCCGAGCTGTTCATGATCGGGGGGGCGGGGCACGTCACCAGCGCGGTCGAGACGGCCCGCATGCTGCGCGAAAGCCTGGCGGAGGTCGGCCCCGGGTTCGCCGGCGGCGCGCCGATCCTTCAGCAGACGCTGAAGTTCGACAATCGCGGGGCGGTGATGACCGCCGACCTGCTGCGGAACATGGAGGAGATGGCCGCCTCTACTGGCGCGGCGAGCGTGGCGGCGTCGCGGGAGACGGTGCCGACCGATATGGCGCGGACGCAACGCTACACCCTGAGCCGGCGCCGCTGATGCCGCTGCTTCTCCCGGTCGCGGCGCCCGCCGAACAGGAGATCAATCTGATCTCCGCCGATAACACCCTGGTCCCTGCTTTTGGCGACGGCGAGCAGGAGTTGCTCCGAAAGGGCACGCGCTACGAGATCCAGTTCGACATGGGCGAGATGGACTATGTCGAAGCCCTGGACTGGACCGACCTGACGACGAAAGGGGACACGGTGGTCATGGCGGTCTATCAGCCCGGCCTGGTCGTCGGCGCGCCGGGGGCGCCGCGCGTGAACGGCCCGGGGCAGTCTGGTCGGGGATTGACGATCGACGGCCTGAGCGACGGTTACGTCGTTCGCAAGGGGCAGTTTCTGTCCGTCGTCACCCAGGGCCGCCGCTTCCTCTATCGAGCGCGCGCCACGGTCACGGCGGCCGGCGGGACGGCCGTTGTCCCGCTGCAGACCCTGTTGCGGTTCCCGCCCGGCGACAACGATGTCGTCGAGCTGGAGCAGCCGATGATCGAGGGCTGGGCGCGCGACGTTTCGGGGCTTCGGATCATCGCCAACCACAATGTCCAGGTTTCCTTCACGGTCAGGGAGCGGTGATGGATTCGAACCTGATCGCCGCTCTTCAGCAGCCCGCCTTCATCAAGGCGACGCTGGTTCGGCTCGATATGGCGGGCGGGGCCGTCTGCCTGACGGATGGCGGTTTCGTGGTGTTCGACGCCGGCGAGGGCGACGGACCTGAGGCCTATGTCGGCCATCATCCCGTCTATGGCTCGCTGGACACCGTCGGCGGCGTCAAAGACGGCGCCGAGGCCCAGACCCCGCGCATCGACATCGCTCTTCTGCCCGCCTCGGACACTGCCGCCGCAGCGCTGGCTTCGCCAACGACCCAAGGCACGCGTATCCAGTGGTGGGAGGGCGCCGTCGATCCTGACAGCGGTCTCCTGATCGGCGCCCCGGAACTGAAGTTCGACGGGGAGATCGACAAGGCGCGGTTCCAGGTCAGCGACAGCTGGAGCCTGACGCTGGAATGCGGAACCCAGGCCGAGCGCCAGCTGGAGGCGAACGCCGACTGGCGGTTGAACAACGCCTTTCATCAGCTGATCTGGCCCGGCGAACTGGGCCTGTCCTACGTCGACGGCGTCACCCGCAAAAAAGAATGGCGCAGCCGCCCCGAAAACCCGGGCGTGTTCAAACGTCTGTTGAAGTCGCTGGTCCCGCTGCTGCCCGACTGAGGGAAACCATCATGAACACGATGCTCAAACGGGCTGCGGCGACGCAGGCCTGCATGGACCGTTTCGCCTACAAGCCGGTCGAGCCCGGCGTGCGCGACTGCGGCAAGCTGACTGCGCATGCCCTGCACAAACAGGGCCGGTCGGCGAAGCTGTTGAACGCCTCTCGCCACCGGACCTGGCGCGGGGCGCTGGCCTATCTGAAACGAACCGGGTTCGCGTCTCTCGTCGATCTGATCGACGCCATGGGTCTGGAGCGCATTCCGCCGGCGGCGGCCCTGCCTGGCGACATCATCGCCATGCCGACCGACGACGCCAACGGCTTCGGCTGCTCGCTGACCGTCGCCCTGGATAACGGTCGGGTGCTGGGTCTGAACCCTGCCACGAACCAGATCGAACCGATGATCCCACATTTGTTCGTCTGCGCCTGGAGGGTCTGAATGCCGCACCTCCTGCCGGCCGCAGCAAGCGCCATCGCCCAGGCCGCTCCGGCTGCCGCCGCCACAGCCGCCAAGGCGACCGTGATGGGGACGTTGAAGTCGGTGGCTTTCAACGCCCTGACCAGCCTGGCGATCAGTTCGGCGCTGTCGGTCTTCTCCCCGTCGGTGGGCGCGTCAGCGCGTCAGGTCGAATTCGTGATCGATCCCGATGGGCCGATTCCGTTCGCGGCCGGCCGGGTCGGCGTTTCCGGATCGGTCGTCCACCGCGACACCTTCGGCCCGGACCTGATGTATTACGGCATCCCGTTCGTCCTCTCGGGCGCGGGACCGATCACCGCCATCGAATCGTTCATGGCGGACGACTATCCGATGGCGTTCGACGCCAACGGCGGCGCCACGACGGAGCCCTATCGGCAGGAATTGTTTTTCCGCTCGGTCCTGGGCTTTCAGCCCGCCCCTGCAGCCCTGACGACGCCTGGCGGTCTGAAAAAGGGCGCGACCCTGCCCGGCTGGACGTCGGCGCACAAGCTGTCGGGCAAGGCCGCCGGCCTGATCGTCATGGCCGAGAACTCCAAGGGCTCGGCCTTCCCGACCGGCGAAATCAAGCCGCTGGTCCAACTGCTGGGGTTGAAGGGCTGGGACCCGACGCAGGACAGCACCTATCCGGGCGGAAGCGGGCCGTGCCGCCTGCACGACGCCTCGACCTGGGTCACGCTGACCTGCCCGATCCTGTGGGCGTTGAAATGGGCGCTGGGCCTGTGGGAAGGCCCGACGCTGAAGGGCGCGCCCGCCCATGACAGCCTCACCGATCACCAGGTCGGCGGGATCGGCGCGCGGCTGTCGGGCATCGATGTTCCGGCCTTCGTCGCCGCTTCCAACGTCGCCAAGGCGAACGGGTGGACCGTCTCGGCCTATCCGAACACGGACGACGACAAGCACCAGGTGCTTGAGACGTTCCTGCAGTCCGGCGGCGCCACCTACGCGCAGCGGGCGGGCAAGATCAGTTGCATCAGCCGCGCCGCGCCGCGCGCCAGCCTCGTCACGATCTCGGCGCGGGACACCGCTGGTCCTCTGGAGATCGATACGGCCGCCAGCCGCATCGACCGGATCAACACCCTTCGCCCTCGCTTCTGGAGCCCAGCGCACCGCTGGCAGATGACGGCGATGGACGGGGAGATCACCGCCCAGGCCTATCGCGACGAAGACGGCGGGCGCACGCGGTCGCGGGGCGTGGATTTCCCGTTCGTGTCCGACGCCAAGCAGACGGGCCAGCTGGCGGCGCTGCAGATCGCGAACACCCGGGAGGGCATCGCGGGCGTGATCCCGCTGAAGCCGCACCTGCAACGCATCCGGCCGGGCGACGCCTTCACGATCACCGAGGCCGGGTTCGTGCTGAACGGGCTGAAATGCCTGTGCCTGAACACCGACTATGATCCGGCGACGGGCGTCGTGCGCGTGTCTTTCGTCAGCGAGACCGACGCCAAATATCCGTTCGCCCTGGGCCAGAACCCGACGCCGCCGGTTCCGCAGGTCCTGACGCCGGTCGATCCGCGGTTCGTCAACCCGCCCGACAATGGCGACTGGACGATCAGCCCGCGTCCGCCCGCGAGCGGCGGCGGTCAGTTGCCGGGCTTCGACCTGACCGGGATCGTCTCCAACGAGACGGCGACGGCGATCATCGTCGAGACCGGGCCGACCGCCGATGGTCCGTGGACTCAGGCGTATCAGGGACCGCCGACGGTCACGAACATTCCGGTGGACGGGCTTCAGCCTGGCGCGACCTACTATGTCGCGATCCAGTATCAGCGGAACCAGAACTATTCGGAACGCCAAGTCTATGGGCCGTTCACGGCTCCGGCGCTGGTGGCGGAGGACTTGTCTCCAAATAGTCCGGTCGTCCAGCAGATCGGGGACATTCTCACCGATGTCGAGGGACTGATCGAGACCTACGGATCGACCGAGGCGGCGGCGGTCAGCGCTGCGGCGGCCGACACCGCGCGGGCGCTGGCGCAGGCGGCCGAGGCGGGCGCTCTTCAGGAGCGACAACAGGCCCATGCCGAGGCCGTGGCGGCGCAGGCCGCGCGGGAGGGCAGCGAGAGCGCGGCGGCGTCCTCGGTCTCGTCCGCCCAGACCGCAAGCGCCGAAGCGGACGAGGCCGGTCAGAAGGCAGCGGCCGCAGAGGTCGCCCGCGCCGCAGCCGCCACCCAGCGCGCCCTTGCTGAAGCCGCCCGCAACACCGCCGTCGGCGCGGCGGACACCGCGACGGGGGCCAGTGCATCAGCAGGGGCGTCCGCCACCCTGGCGGCCCGGCTGGGCTTCGGTCAGGCGATGAACCCGAACCCGGTCTTCTCGCAGACCTGGGCGACCGGCCAGATCCCGCCGGGCTGGACCGATTGGAGCAGCCTCTCGGGAACCGACAACAAGCGGGTCGGGGTCGAGAGCGATAACGGGGTCTTCATGACCGTCCCCGGTTCAGGGACGGCCGAGTCTGCGAACCGGGGGCTCTATCAGCCCTCGGGGGTCGGATCGCTTGGCACGGTGCAGGCCGGTGGCTGGTACGTCCAAGAGCTGACCGTCCGCCTCGAAAGCGGAACGCTGAACGGCGCCGGAATGCACCTTCAGCATTACGACGGCGCCGGGAATATCGTCGGCTCGACGAACATCAACTGCGCCTCTGACCAGACCGTGACGGGCGGGGCGCCCGGCGCCGGTGTCGTCGGTCAGGTCTATCGGTACGCGGTCCTGATCCAGGCGACGGCGGGGACGAAGATATTCGTTCCCTACGCGATGGCTTTCTGGAACGGCTATTACGGCGCTGCGCCGGTGGCGAAGTCCGTGACCTTCACCAAGTGCTTGGTCCGCCCTGCGACGGCTGGCGAGATCGAGACCGGCGTCGCGCGCAACGGTTTCGGCACGATCCACGCGCGGATGACGAACGAGGAGACGGTTCGGGCCTCCGAGACGGCTTCGCTGTCCGTTCGCCAAGGCGTTCTGGAGGCCAAGGCCACGACCTTGCCGAACCTGCTGCGGAACTCCGATGGATCGCAGGGGATGCGCTATTGGACGTCGGGCGGTGCGGGCGCTCTTTGGACGACTTTCTATGATGCCGCGTTCGGCTCAATCTTCGGCGCGCTCGGCGGCAACAACGGCGACACCTTCTACCTGATCTCGGACTTGGTCAGGGTCTATGGAAACTCGACCTACACCCTCTCCTGGAATGGCGACGGCGGCGCAGCGCCGGGAGACGTCGGCATCTACTGCGCGCAGTATGACGTGAACGGCGCCTATATCCCCGAGGGCGACAGTCTCGGTCTCGCGAGCTTCCAAGGCGTCAACTGGACGACGCGCAAGTCCACGACGTTCACGACGCGCGCCGACTGCGTCTATCTGAAGGTCGTGGTCGTCAAGCCTGGCTACGCGAACGGCAACCCGTTGAACGCTTTCGTCAGCCGGATCATGCTGAACGCTGGCGCGACGGTCGCCGGCTGGACCGACGCGGCGACAGCCCGCGACCTCGCTGCGCGCACGGTCAGCAACGAGGGCGCCTTGGCCACGGTTCAGGGCCGCCAGACGGCGTGGGCGCAAAAGCGCGTCATCGCCGGCAGCGCCGAAGCCTTCGCCGAAATGATGGCGCTGGACGACAACGGCAACGTCACCTCAGACATCAACTTCGGCGCCAAGGCCCTGGGCTTCTGGAATTCCTTGAGCGGCCTGTTCGTGAAGGCGATGGAGATTGTTGGCGGCAGTGTGTTCATCACTGGCAAGCTTTTCATGGGCTTGGCGAAACAAATCACCTTGGACCCGACCATTCCGGCGCTGATCTTCACCCCCCATTCCGGGGCATCGAAGATGATCTACGGCGCAGGTTTCGGATCGTCATCCGATTGCCTGATGTGGCTCGGCCCCAAAGATACCGACATCAGCGACATCACGCGCATCAACGGCGGGTGGGCTTTTGGGACGGACGGCAAGGCCTATTTCGGAAACGCCGAGTTGTCGACTGGTGGCGGGTTCAGGGCCTCGTCCAATGTATTGTCGGTTAGCGGAGACAGGGTTGGAGCGGGATCGGTCACAACCGATGCCGTCACAATCTCTGCGACGGGCGGCGGCGCTCCAATAACCTACGCATGGACCCAGGTGAGCGGTGATTTCGGCGCTTGGACTATTCTCTCGCCAAGTTCGGCCTCAACGCAGTTCCGCACCGTGGTCTCGACGCCCGGCACCGGCAGGCTGGCGTCGTTCGCCTGTCGTGTCACAGACGCCTCCGGCCGCGTGGATACCGTCATCGTCCCCGCAGCCGTCATTGCCGAAGTCGATGGCGGCGGCGGCGCCTGAGGCGGAAGGGCGTCGTTCTTCCGCTGACATCAACAACACCCCCGAAAACCTCGCGCGTCTCGACGCCGATAGTGAAGGAGACGACCATGGCCAAGGCCAAGACTGACGACGAACTGGCTGCCGAGCGCCAGGTCCTTGCCGACCAGGCGGCGGCGCTGGATCGCCAGATCGCCGCGCGGCAGTTGGAGCGCATCCAGGCCTTCAGCGATGCCTTCGCCGCATTGGTGAAGCCTGCCGACGTCGAGAGCCTGAAGTCGATCCATGGCGGGCTGACAGGTCAGGCTTCCACGAACATCGGCAACATCGTCTCCGTCCTTTCGGCGGCCCCCGCCTTGCTCGGGATCGAGATCGACCGGCTGACGGCGTTGTCCGCCGATCCGGCGTCAACGCCCATGCCGACGCCAGACCCAGCGCCGGTATCGGCCGAAGCCTGAACCTCACCCGAAGCCCCGGCGCGGAGTATCGCCTTGACCGAAGAAATCACCGCCCCGTTCAAGACCTGGGAAGTGGTCGGCAGTCTGTTCGCGGCCTTGGGTCTGGGCGGCGTCTTGACCGCCCTGATCTCGCGGCCCTCGCCGCGCAGCATCGCGGCGACAGCCGCCAAGGACCAGGCCACCGGCGAGGCCGCCGTGATCACAGCGACCGCGACGGCCTTCACCGAGATCACCAGCGGCATGCGCGAGGAGATCGAGCGCCTTCAGCAGGTGGCGGTGCGGTTCGAGGCCGATCTGGCGACGGCGCACGACCGCATCGTCTCGGCCGAAAAGCAGGCCGCCCAGCTGACGCGCGATCTGGCGCGGGTGAGGGCGGAGCGCGACGCGGCCCTGGCGAAGGTCGAGTTGAAGGACGGCGAGATCAGGCAGCTTCAACAGGTCATCTCCTCGATGACGCGCGAAGAGGGAGCGCACGGATGAACGATCCTCAGGCCGCAGAGGCCATGAAGGCCGTGGCGGAAGCGACGCGCGGGTCCGATACGCCCGAGGCCGCCGCCGTCGTCGCTCGTCCGACCGAATGGGCCGTCCGCATGCTGGCGCTGGCGGGGCCGGCGCTGTCGCTCATGGTGGCCTGGGTCATCATGCTGATCGGCGGATCGCCGGCCTGGCGCTGGCTGGGCCTGCCGCAATGGCCCGAGGCGGTGGCGGAGCGGCGGGTGGAAGCCCTGGCGGGCATCGGCCTGGCCTTGATCGCCATCCTGGGCGTCGTCGTGTTCAGGCTGGCGTCAGGCGGGCTAAAGCGCGTCGAGGCCAAGGCGGGTCCAGCCGGACTGACCGTAGAGACCGGCGACTGACGCCGCGATTCCACACCCGGCTCAACGCCGGGGGGGGGCGCGGGCTGTTTCCGCCTCGTCGACAACGCCGGGACGACCTGTCCCCGAGGTCAGTGCCCGAACAGTTCAGTGACATAGAGGTGGACCCGCTTGAGCGCCTCAAGGTCTCGGTCGTCGCTGCGCGTGCCTTCCGTGCGTTCCAAGATGATGGCTTCCAGCATGACCACGACGTCGCGAGGTCCGCGCGGCCGGTGGTCCAGGATGCGGCGCATCAGGGGCTCGCGAAAGTCGGCGGTCCGATCTCTCGACGTGCGCAGCGCATGGGCCGCGATCTCGAAGCTCAGTTTTTCTCCCATCGGAGAAAGAACGCACAGATTGCGCTCGTTGGCAATCCAAGGTTATATCAACGCATGGGCCGCTGCAGCGAGGTCCAAGTCTGCCGGTCCTTGTCAGGGTCGGGCGGAACTCAGGCCCCGGGCTCGCCGGGGAAGAGGCCCGACCCGGAGGCCTGGACCGTATCGACGGCGGGAGGGCCGGACCCGCGCCGGCGGGGCTGAAACGGGGCGGGTAGCGCGCGCGTGCGTCCGCCTGACGGGAACCAAAGTCCGCCGGATCGGCAGTGCCGGCCCTTCTGCGCCGATGCGCACGGCGTGCGCGCGATTCTCAGCCGATCTGATCCGGCCGCACCTTCAGAGCGGCCGCCAGCCGCTCCAGCGTCTCGGGCGGCGCGGGGCGGCCGCGTTCGATCTCGGACAGATAGCCCTGACCGATCCCCGCCGCCTCGGCGAGCGTCTGCTGGCTCCAGCCGCGATGCTTGCGCCACGCGGCGGTGCGCGACAGGCCCTTGAGGATCATGGCCGACACCTCGACGGGCAGGGGCGCGTCGGCGCCGGAGGCGAGATCGGCCATCGCGGCGTCGAAGGCCGCGACGTCGGCGGCGTCTTCCTCGTCCTCGCCCAGGCCGGCGACCAGGGCGTCGTATTCGGCGCGGGGCAGGATCACCAGCTCCTCGCCGGCCGGGGTGGTGAAGTGTTGGGCGCGGGGGGCGCTGTTCATCTGTAGGTTCCTGTCTGGCGGGGGCCGATGTGGATGGCGAGGATGGTGGTCATGTCCTCGGTGAAGATGACCCGGTAGCGGCCGACCCTGAGGCGATAGCCGGGGCGATCCTTCAGGGCCTTAACGTCGCCCCGGCCATGGATCGCATAGGCGTCCAGCCCGGCCGACACCGCCGACCGAACCGGCGACGGCAGGGCGTCGAACTGTTTGGCGGCGGCGTTGGTCAGAACGATCGTTTTCATGGCGATAATATCGCCGGAATATCGCTAACCGTCAAGCGATAATATCACTTTCTGCACAATGGAGACTGACATGGCCTTCCGCCTTTCACAGCGGTCGTTGACCGCGCTCGTCGGCGTGCACCCCGACCTCGTGCGCGTGGTCAAACGCGCCATCGAGAAGACCGAACAGGACTTCCTCGTCGTCCAGGGTCGCCGGACCAAAGAGGAGGCCTGGGAGAACTGGGGCAAGGGCCGCACCCTGGCGGAATGCCGGGCGGCGGGCGTGCCGGACAAATACGTCCGGCCGGACCTGGCGCGCGTGACCTTCCTGAAGAACCCGCTGTCCAGCAATCACCTGGTCAAGACGGACGGCTATGGCTACGCGGTCGACCTATCGCCCTGGCCCGTCGATTACGAGGGGCCGGCGAAGTTCCCGAAGCATGAGGCTATCGCCAAGGCCATGAAGGCGGCGGCGGCCGAGCTGGGGATCAAGATCGTCTGGGGCGGCGACTGGAAGACGACGAAGGACCGGCCGCATTTCGAGTTGGCGAAATGAGGATCGCCGATCTGTTCCCCTCCCGCTTCGCCGTCGCGGCCGCCCTCGGTTGCGCCATCTTCATTCCGGCGGCGATCTTCTCCGCCTATGGCTGGGGCGTCGCCCATCACGACCGCGTGCAGGCCGAGGCGCGCGCCGCCGAACTGGACGCCGCCATCAACGCCCCTGTCGTCGGGTTCAAGGATCGGCTGACCCTGTGCGCCGCGAACCTCGCCGGGGCCCAGGCGGTGGTGGGTCGCCAGAACAAGGCGGTCGAAGATCTGGCGACCGCCGCCCAGGACCAGGCGCGCAGGGCGCAGGCGAGCGTCGCCGCCGCGCAGGGCCGCGCGGCCGACGCCGAACGACGAGTCCAGGCCCTGCTTTCCCGACAACCCCTTGCCGGCGAAGCCCGCTGCGACGCGGCGGACCGGCTGATCCTGGAGGAAATTCAATGAAGCGCGTCGTCATCCTCGCCGCCCTGGCGCTGGCCAGCTGCGCCGCCGGTCCGAAATCCCCGCCCGATCCGGTGGTGCAGCTGGTCGAGGTTAAGGTTCCGATCCCCGTCGCCTGCGTGCCCGACATCGGTCCGGAACCCGTCTATGCCGACACGGCCGAGGCCATCGCCCTGGCGCCGGACATCTACGCCCGGACGGTGCTGCTGCTGGCGGGCCGGGTGCAGCGCATCGCGCGCGATCAGGTGAAGTCGGCGGCGCTGGACGCCTGCCGAACGCCGCCGGCCGCCGCGCCTCTCAGGCCGGGTTAGGGCTTGAAACGGACGAAAGCCGTCCTATCTGTAGGCCTAATCGGAAGGTCGCGGGTTCGAATCCCGTCGCGGGCGCCATATCCACCAGGCCCGCGTAGCTCAGCGGTTAGAGCGTCCGACTGTATCCTGCGTCGAGCCCCAAGGCTCCGCCAGCGAGGCCGCTCCGCGAGACCGGGGCGGCCTTTGTCGTTTCAGGAACGAGGTTGCAGGGCGCGATAGGGCTCGCCTCGGTCGCCCGACTCGGCGCGGTTCAGCACCGCCGTCGTCTCCTGCGATCCGACCGCGACCTTGATGTCTCGGATGCGGATTCCGTCAGCAATGGTCTGCGGCCGGCCGGATTGCATTCCGCTCAGCCGTTCAATCCAGTCGTCCGTCTGGATGGTGATCAGGCCGGGCTTGCGCCGGTCGTCCTCGCCGGCGTCGGCTTGCATGGCGTCAAGGCGGGCGTGGAGTTCGTCGGGCGTCATGCGGCGCGGTGTAGCCGAGTCGCGCCTACGGAAACACCTTCTCGACCGCCAGCGTCCCGGCCGAAGCCGGCCGCAGCAGGTCGGCCTCGGGCCGCGTCAGGTCCAGCCATTCCAGCGCCTGGTCGCGCCGCAACAGGACGATCTGCCGGTCATGATAGGGCGCGATGTCCGGCCCCGGCCCTGTGGTCAGCATGGCCCAGGCGTCGGCCCTGACCAGGCCGGCGATCCAGAACCAGGGTTCGGCCGCCATCGTGAACAGCCACTTCGTCTTGCGCTTCTGGCCCGGCTCCGCGTCGGTGAACTCGTAGAAGCCGTCGGCCGGAATCAGACAACGCTTCGAGGCGGTGAATGAGCGGTCGTCGGAGCGGAAGTTGAACACCGGGCGGCCCTGCGGCGACCCCCAGGCCCATGTCATCTGGCGCAGCTGGGGGCCGCCGTCGGACTGGACGATAATGGGCGCGGTCTCTCCGATGCGGATGTCGTCGCGCGGCTGCAGATTCGGGATCGCGGCGCCTTCGAACCGAAGCGGCCGGCCGAGGTCGGCGAAGACCTCCGCGATGGGGTTCGCGGGGACGTGGAGGCGGTAGTTGTTGCACAT